TGGCGATTTGCCTAAATGCAATCGCAACTTGCTGACTATGTTCCAAAAAAAGGAAAACAGCTTTAATCGTGAAAAACTCAAACACGAACTGCAGAAGTATATCGATGCTCCAGTGATTGCTCCTATTATAAAAAAGGTTATTCCGGTTATAAAAGTCAATTCAGTTGAAACGGCTGTGTTGGCCAATGAAGCAAAACAGGCGTTGTTCTTTCACCAATTGCCACCAGAACTGCAACCCGTTTTATTAGAAGCGCATCAGTTATTTAAAGAAAATTGCTTCTTGAAGGTACAACTCAACGACTTACCGGTTTACGCAGAAAAGAAAGCGTTGGAGATTCAAATAAAAATAGCGCGCAATTTCGAGCAAAACGCATTGTGTTGGAAAAAGATTGACTACTTCCTAGAACATCGCGTGGTTCCGCAATCAAAACAATCTGAACACGAAAGTTTGACTCCTGCAGGACTTTTGCGGAAGCAGCAGTTGTTGTATGCTTCTATTTCTAAATTGAAGTCACGCCTTGCCGAGAATAACACGAAACTGCCACTGGCTGTTTATGTTACGGACCGGAACAAACTGGAGCGCGTGATAATGAAGCAAGAGGGAAATTTATTGAAACAAAATGAAGAATTACTAATTATAAGCAAATTGATAGATGGCTAAGAAAAGAGCAATGCTTATAAAAACTGGAGACAGTACTTATGATAAAATTCAGGCTTTTTATATAGATCCTGAAAATTATCCATTGAGCCAAACTCTGGAAGAAATTCGAGTTCGTTGGACTTTGGTTGTCAATTTACAATTGAGAGCTTACAGCAAAATTAAGATTGCCAATATGCTCGTTAAAGATTATGGAGTTTGTCAGGCACAAGCATACATCGACATTAGAAATGCAGGCAATATGTTTGCCAATGTTTTTCAAACAGATGAAAAAGTATATAAGGCAATGTGGATTGAATGGGCCACAGACTTCTTGAAGCGTGCCAAACAATCAAAGGATTTGAAGAGCGAAGGCAAAGCTCTTGATTTGTTGGGTAAATATGGCAAACTGGATGCAGAAGCTAATGACTACAACCCAGAGAAGTTTGCCAACAAAGAAATCACAATCAATTTAAGCAAGAACCTTCAAGGCAAACTGATTGAAATGATTGGCGGTGGTGTGGTCGATTTCAACGCGCTTGATGTAACCGAGGTCGATTTTGAGGAAGTAAAACCAGAGGAAAGCGATGATTAAACAATTCAAGAATTTAGAGCTCACCATTCCGCAAATTGCTGCCGTTATGGCTCCACAAAAAAATAAGTATTTAGAATGGGGCCGTGGTGCAGGAAAGTCCACCATTATCGCTTACTTCATATATAAAATGGTGAAGCAAATGCCAAGGGCCACGTTTGCCTTGGTTGGTTCTACTTATAGCCAAATATTATCTCGAACATTGCCATCGACAATCGAGGGTTTGGAAATGTTTAACCTTCACCAGGATATTGATTATGTTGTGGGAAGGAACGGCAAAAAGCACGGTTATGAAATGCCATACCAACCACCCAACCAATGGAATAATATCATTCACTTCCCTAATGGAGCGTGCTTCCAAATGGTATCATTGGACAATCCCAACTCTGGGCGTGGTTTGAACTCCTATGGCGAAGTTGGCGATGAAGCCGCGCTGTTAGATCCTGACAAACTATTCACGAACGTGAAGACCACGAACCGTTCTAAGAAGGAAATCTTTAAGAACGCCTCAATGCTTGGGAGCGAGACTTATGTGTCGTCAACTCCTATCAACAAGAAAGGTCGTTGGTTTACTGATATGGAGTTATTGGCCAAACAAAAACCAAAGGAATATATGTTTAGTAAGGCCTCGGCTTTGTCGAACCCACACCTCCGGAAAGACTGGTTCGAAAAGATGAAGGAGCAGTCACCAAGCCAAATGCTATATGAAGCGGAAATTCTAAATATACGGCCCAAGGAGATAGTCAATGGCTTTTATGGCCAATTGAACCCGGCAAAGCATTATTATACGGATTACAACAATAGCTATCTGGAGAGCGTTGGAATCATACCAAGAGGCGAACACCTAACCTGTTTACAGGACAACGACATCAAACGCAACGAACCGCTTATCCTGTCGCTTGACTTTGGTGTGTTCAATAGCTGTGTGATATCACAGCCACACGATAATGAATATCGGGTGCTCAAGTCTATCTGGTGCAAGAACCCCAAGCTATTGGACCACCTATTCATTGAAGAGTTCATACCTTACTATCGACCACACGTTGACAAAACAATATACTTGTATGGTGGCCACGATGGGAACAACCGGATGCCAAACAGTTCAATGACACTATTCGAGCAAGTCATTGACTTACTATCACAACACGGATGGACCGTTCACCTTATGACCCAAGGAGCAGCCGCAACACACTTCGATAAGTACTTACTGATCAATGCTATGTTGAAGGAACACCAGCTTCGACTTCCGGTCATACGTATCAATGAGGACAACAACAAGGATCTAATCATTGCACTCGAACGCTCCGAGGCAAAGGAATCGCTCAAAGGTTCAGTCGAGAAGGACAAGAAGGACGAACGCAATAAGCTATTCCCACAGCAACACGCCACTCACCTCACAGATGCCTTCGACATTCCTATTGTTACCAGGTACAACGATCTGTTCAAAGGAACCAATGCTTTGCTCTCGGAAAGCACAATTAGAACTCTTTAAATAGCATTTTCATATATCCCTATTTTTGGGTTTTGGAAAGTATAAAATTTTATAGGGACAGGCGTGCCACTTCGTCAAATTTTAAAATGCTAAAACGCTATTTTTAAGCTAAAAGTTTGATTTTCAAATATTTGCAAAGTTATTTTTTAGAATACAAACACATAAATCAATGTATTTATGTGTTTTTTTTATGTCCTATTTTAAAATAGGTAGATTCTCGACTTTTGAACTATGCAAAACAATATTATTTCATTAAAAGAAGCCTTGGCTGTGATGGCAAAAAAAGACGAAAACAATCGTCTTATTCCTTTTGATGTGACTTATAGAACTTTTAATTCTACTTCAAAAAAAGGTGGAAAATTAAAATACTATCCTTCTGCAAAGCTTTGTCTTGAAGCCAATCCAAACCGCATTGTAAAAGACACTCTCGAAAATATAATGGACAAAGAAACCGCAATCAAGAACCCGGCACACTTTGACAACCGCACCCGAAACATTGAGTTACAAACTGGCGAAATTGTAAAGCTTCGCATTGATTTTGTGATCAGTATCAACAATCAAAAAATTATCTACTAATGACAGAAAACAATTTTTTAGGAACGCACATTGCCATTTCAGAATACAAAGGATCTCCGGCACTCGTGACTTTTAAAAACTCCATTGACAAAATGGACGGAACTGTCACATCCGTGAAAGTAGAAGTAAAAGAAAAAGTCGGTGACGTTGCTTCCTGGGGCAAGAACAACGATTACCCACAGCAAGTAATCAAAGAAGTGAAAAAGAACGGAGCAGCATCGTCTTCCCTTCGGTTTTTGCGTAAAGCACATTATGGCAACGGACTTGTTTTAATCAAAGATGAAGTCAATGACCTTGGCAAAAAAGCACCGCGAATGGTTCCGCTTGCCGAAGTTCCTGCAATAGATCAGTTTTTTAGAAAATCACAAATGAATCGTTTCTGGAAAGAAACAATTACAGACCTTGAATGGTTCTCGATTGCCTTTCCAGAATATATTCTTTCAGAAAATTTCGCCACTATAAACCGTGTCAAAAGACAAAAAGCCGCTTGGTGTCGCTTCGAAATGATGAACCAAGAAAACGGCTTAATTGAACACGTTTACATTTCTGAGAAGTTTGGCAAAGCAACCGCAGATTTGACTTCGCAATATGTAGAAAAAATCCCGTTGATTGATTCCTATTGGTCGCCAGAAGAAGTAAAACTCTACTGCCAAACCAACAAAATAAAAAAATTCATCCGCCCGGTGTTTTATCCACTTCTTGACGAAGCTTATTATCCAGAAAGCGAGTGGCACGCAATCCTAAAATCAGGTTGGTTGGACGTGGCAAACTCCGTTCCTGCATTGAAAAAAGCATTGTTCGAACAACAAATGACAATCAAATTCTTAATCGAAGTTGACGAGCAATATTATAAAAATATTTATGCCGAAGACTGGCTTAAAATGAAACCCGAAGCACGCAAACAAATTCGTCAAGACCTTGTCGATTCCATCAATTCGGGATTAGTTGGCAACGAAAATTCAGGCAAATCAATACAGGCGATGAAGTGGACAGACGCTTCTGGAAAAGAAATCTCTGCCATAAAAATAACCGCTATCGATGACAAACTAAAAGATGGCATTTATCTTCCCGAAGCTTCGGCTGCCAACTCCGAAATTCTTGTGGCAATCGGTGTCGATGCCACGCTTATTGGTGGCGCAGGAATACCGGGCGGAGCATTGGGAGCTGGAAGCGGTTCCGACAAGCGCGAAGCCTTTCTTATTCTTTCGGCTTTGTACAAAACCAACCGCGAAACCACACTCGAAATTTTTGAATTTATTCAACAATACAACGCCTGGGATTCGACAATCAAACCAGCATTCGAAAATACCATCTTGACCACACTTGACGCCAACCCAACAGGAACTAAAACAGTAACAGCATGATCCTATCTACAACCGCAGAATTAAAAAAATACATTTCAATCGCTGCTTCGTTTCAGTTTCCTGACTTCGAACCTTACATTACCAAGGCGGTGAATTCTTTCACTCGTAAATACGTGGGTAACCTACACGAGGAACTTTCAGCAGTAGCAAGTGGAACCAACGCCGCAATCAAGAACCAAGCGCGTGAGCATTTGCAAAACGCCATTGCTAACTTTGGTTATTTTACTTATTTGCCATTCGCTTCCGTGATGATTGACAGCTCCGGCATTTCAGTTGTGGCCAATGAACAAAGAAAATCTGCAGAGTGGTGGCAACTCAAAGACATTCGTCGCGAATTATTACGATCTGGCCACGAAGCAATGGACTTATTATTGGAAGTTTTAGAAGCAAACCCAACAGTTTTCCCTACTTGGACCACTGCTTTTGGCATCACAAACAAGGAATTATTGGTGTACAATACCGAAACCTTCAATAAATACTACCATATTTTCAACTCTCGACAAACATTCCTTGCCTTGGTCCCTTCCATTCGCCAAGTCGAAGATCAGTATTTGCAAACAATGCTTTGCCCGGAATTGATTACAGCCTTGAAAGCTTCGCCAGCTTCAAATGTTTTAGCCGTAAAAATCGCAATGCAAAAAGCGGTCGTGGCATTCACCGTGGCAAAAGTTGCAAACGCTGGACTTTTCCTTCTTGACGAAAATGGTCTCCGCGTCAACTTCGAAACCCTTATTGATGGCCGAAAAGAATCCGCTTCTTACGGAACGCCTTCTGATCAATTGAAAAATCTTGTCAACGAGCAAATCAACAACGGAACTCAATATTTAAACCTTGCCAAGCAGTTTATCGAATCCAATCCTGGTGATTTTACAATGTGCGATTTGCCTTTATTGCAATCAGGAACAACGGGTTCCGGATATGAGCCTTACAATACACAAGGAGTTTTTTCAATTTAGAATTGTCCTATTTTTTTAACTACAAACCAAATAAATTAGCCTTATGAGTATAAAAGCATCAAACAACCCGTATCCAGATAGTCCAGACGCATCGCCAACAAAATTAGACAAAGGTGGTTATGATGGCACTGCCGAAACTCTCGACAATAAAATAAACGAGATCCTTGCAGAAGCAAAACTATTAATAGACAATACTTTAGTAGGTTCTGCATCTGTAGGCTCAATTGTTCCTTCCTCTGTTCCGCCTGCTACTGGTGCAGTTCATGCATTTGCTACACAAGCCGGAACCTACACGAACTGGGGCGGTTTTGTTATTCCTGCTAATACTTTCGCTTTTATTTCAAGAAGTGCTAATTTAGTTTTTAGTATTTCACAAACCACTCTTGATGTTACGGGAAAAGTTAACGTTTCCGATGTGGTAAATACTTTGGTTTCAACCGAAACCACGAAGCCTTTAAGTGCTGCCCAGGGTAAAGCTCTGAACGAAAAAATTGCAAAGGGAATTCCTAATTGGGTAGCTGGTGTATATACAATAGGTGATGAAGTGAACCATCTTGGAAAAGATTGGGTGTCAAATGCTGCAATTATTTCAACGGATGTTCCGGGTGTGAGTAGTAAGTGGGTGGAGAGATTGAGTGGGTATGTAGAAAATTCAGATATAAATAAAGGTACTTTTGATATTACCGACAATGACAAAACAGCTTCGCAAAAAGCTATTTACGATAAAAACAAACCATATTTTGATAATATAAGAATATCTGAACAAACGGATGGTTTCTACTTAAGCGACAATGACGGAAATATAATTGCAAAAGTAACAAGCGCAGGGGTTCAGTCGGTAGCATTTTTAAATAAAGCAGGGGTTAGTCTTTCTGGAATTTCTGATTATATTAATGTTAATTTAATGCCGGACGGTTTTCATTTTACCGACTACAACGGATATACGGTTGCGAAAATTACAAAAGACGGAATCCAATCAACAAATTATTTAGATAAAGATGGGGTACAATTAAAAAGTACAGCTTTGGCAACTCTTATAAAAGGAAAAGAATTTTTTACTATTGGAGATTCTTTATGTCAGGCGAATTTATGGCAACCTAAATTAGCTGAATTAACAAACTCAACTTTTAACGCTACAACAAATGCCACCTTATCGGTAGGAGGTACAAGAACTGGAGGTGTTAATATTACTTGTGGACAATGGAGGGCAAAATTATTATTTGATTTGGCTTTAAACCCAAAAGTTATTTTTATTGAAAACATTAATGACTTCAATATAATTTCTTATTTAGGAACAATTGACGATGAGCCTTTTATGTTGCAAAATATTATCACTTATCCGACTACTTTCGCATCGTTAACAGCTCTTAACACTTGGTTGGCAGACGGAAGTTTCGCAACCTATTTAGGCACTTTTGCCACGTTAGACAGAAAAATAGGCTCGGGAATGAGGTTTCCTTATACTGATGGAACTACAAAATATCGAGAATATATTTTTGATAGTAAAATAGTAGCGAATTGGACAAATACAACTTTATGGAAATATGAATCAACTGGGGCAACAATTTATAAAGTTTACAAAGGACTTTTGGAATATTTGAAAGCTAAATTTCCAACGGCTTTAATAATGTGGTTTGCGCCTACAAGAATCGCTATTCAGACCGTAATCGGACAATCAGGTTACAATGCTACATTTTGGAATGCAGACGGAAGTTTTAATATGACAACTTATAAGGCTCACGCCGATAGCGTTAATTATAAAACTTTAGTAGATGCGCAGAAAAAAGTTTGTGAATACTATGCAGTTCCATTTATAAACGTAAATGAAGAGTGCGGAATAAATCCTTTGAACTTCCTTACTTATTATCCACAATATGATGTACATCCTTTACCACTTGGGTATGAAAAGTGGGGAGAGACAATAGCAAAATTAATCTAAAAAACAAAAAAATGATTTTAACAGCAAACACGGCTGACTTTTCAGCAAACAATTTAGGTCAAGTATTTTTAGGATATTCAGACCTTACAACGGCAGTTTTGGCAAAATACACAAAATCGCTTACAGACCCACAAAAAATAGCATTGAATACGATGCTTAATAAACTTACAAAAGATGGCATATTAGCAAAGCAAAAACATTTCTATTTACCAATTTTAGCTGGGGCATTAAACGAAAGCTTTGTAAATATTGCAAGTCCCACACTTGCGACAAGCTTAACGCCTAGCTCAACTTATTGGGCATTGAAATCGGGAGGTTTATACAATGCATTACCAACAAATGTTGCAGGGGCAAATTTAGACTTAATCCTCGCTTCTGGATTAGCAACAAATGATTTTCACGTATTGAATTTTAATACTGAAAACTATACAAATATAAATGATTCTTTAGTGCCTTATGCGAGCAATGTTATGACAACAGCATTATTTTTTAGAACTTCAACTGGGATAGAACCTTCGGTTAATTTTAAATTGCTTAATGAAAGCATACATGCATTGTTACCTGCAAATACAAGTTACCTTTTAAACATAGGCTATAAGAATAAATTAAAAGGGTGGTCGTATTTACAAAATAATATTTTTAAAAGCTACTCTCCAATTGAAGCCTCAGTTACTCTTACAACACCTTATACTATTGCTCCAATGGTTGGAACTGTAAATCTTGGGGGTTATCAAAACCAATCGATGCTTAAAACACAAGGATTAATTTCAATAGGAAAAGGATTGACAAATGCAGAAATTCAATTAATGTCAGCAGCCGTTAATCCATTTATGACAGCGATGGGGGTAACAGTTGAATAATATGAAAAACATTAAAACAACAGTAGCAGGAATAGTGGCAGGATTGCCACTATTAATCGATGCTTTAATTCAAGCCTACAATGCGGGAGCATTCACGGGAAAATCAGGCAGTCAATTGTTTT